AGATTAATAGAACGACGAGCAGACTCAGGCTCATGACCTAGTGTGCTTTCACCACCAATCATTTCAGAAGCCTCTTGAATAACCTGATCTATGTCAAGGTTAAAATCATATGTGCCTGAAACTGCCATTACTTTTTAGTCCTTCTTTTACGAACAGTTTTCTTTTTACGTGCTATGGTTCTTACCATTGTTGGTTTACCACCTACACCTTGAGGCTTTGCTCTCTTTCGTGCAACAGCACTTTTTCTTTGTCCAGCGGTCATCGCTTTAGCTTTAGCCCGTGGAACACACTTAGGATATTTACGTTTACTCCCTTTTGTAGACTTACGTCCACAGGATTGGAACTTGCCCTTCTTCTTGGGCGCACCTATGTCCACCCAATCTCCTTTCGGACCTTTTCCAAACCATTCTTTTAGGCTCATGCGTAAGTACCACCACGCTTTTTATAGGTCTTAACCAACCATGCATTAGCATAAGCACTAGGATAAACATCAAACTTACGTTTAGCCTCTGACTTTACCCTAGAATATAAAGCAGGGTTAGAAGGTTTAGAACCTTTTTTCTTAGCTTTTTTTCTTACTACTGCCATTTTTACCTCTTGTCTTTCTTATAGACTCTTTGCCTTTTTTAAATATAGAAGCTACTTGAGTCTTACCCATAACCTTTGCACGTTGCTCACCAACAGTTAGTATTTGTATCTTACGAGCATATGGTTTACTTATGCGTTTAACTTTAGCTACGGTAGCTCTAGCATCAGCAGGTGTAGCAAACTTTATACGTACTGTATCTTTTGGATTCTCATCTGTATAAAGTCTGCGACCAGAACCTTTAGGTTTTTTTCCTGTTCCTACTTTTGGGTCTTTTTGTTTTACCATTAACTATACCCTTTAATGTTTTAGCTTGACCTGCATGTAGTTTAGAGGCTTTCTTTAAACCTTTAATTACCTTCTTAACTTTAGTTTTGCTTTTTCTAGTTAAAGCCATTTTAATATCCTTTATTATAAAGTTTTAATTTAACCCCAGTCAGGCCATATACATTTAAAACATTTACATTTTTTGCAAACTTCTATAGGATCATTCTCTTTGTTAACTTTTTTTATTAAAGGAGTTCCACAATGAGATTCATATCCACAGTTATTGCAATTACCTTTTACCTGCTCGACCACCAGACCGTCTCTTTACAACACCGCCCTTAGAACGATACTTAGTATTTTTAGCCTTACCGCCGCCCATGCGTTTAACAACACCACCTTTAGAACGATACTTAGTTTTTTTAGCCATGCCACCGCCCATGCGTTTAATAGCACCGCCTTTAGACATATTCTTACTTTTTTTTCTTCCTACCACTTTTCTTCTCCTCACTATAAAGATTGTTAAAAGTTATATTAGGGTTCATGTAACTACTATCTATTTCTGCTGAATGTATATACTGACTTGGTGCAAAATCAGGTGCGCCCTCTCCAGTAACCCACAAAGCGGGATTAGTAACTCTAACTCTATTATTAGGAAGTGCTATAATGTTTCCTGTATATGGTCCTGCATCTATAAGCTCTAACACATGTGACTGTTTGTGTTGTGCAGGATCGTCTGATATATAACTATCTGTGTAGTCTACAGTAAACATATATCTTCCTGTATAAAACTCTCCATCTATTTTACATAACCAAGGACTTGAAGATACTCTGTCCATAACAATGATAGCATGGTTTCTTGAAGAGCAATCCCACGGCTGGGCTAGATGTGTCTGCATTAGTTCAGGCCACTCTTCTAGTACTGTGTCTGCTACCAATGCTGTGATTGGAAGTCTAGCCCACATTGCACCGCCATGTATATTTTCATCTTCATCGCAACCTGTAAACACAACATTAAAACTTAAACATCTATCTGGTATTGCGTTTACTGCTATTGCTAGTGCATGTAAATATTCTCCTTGATATTCTTGGTGGTTATTTGTAAATTCTTTTCGTACCCAACATTTAAAATGCGGTATGTTTGAAGCAAGATATGCCAAAGTAGTCTAACACCTCCATCGTTTTCTAGCTTGCCTTAATCTGCTATTAGGATTCTTAGCAGCTTTCGGAAACTTTTTCATTTGTCCAGCAGACCTAGCACAATAACTCTTACGCCTAGATGCCCTAGCCTTACTAGGTTTCTTTTCCGTTACAGCCGTTTTAAGTTTTGAACCAGGATTCTGTCTCCTATACTTAGCCACCCCCTTAGCAGTCATACCAGCACCAGACTTAGTAGGACGTTTCATGCCCCTACCAATTGTAATGCCTTTCATGTTGCTTTTTTTTCTAGCCATTATCGAACAGCACCAAATCCTTTAAGAGCAGCACCTACACCAACACGACCTCCACCTTTACGACTTATCTGACTACCTCTAGGTGATGATACAGATTTATCAGTAACTGCTTTTCTTTTTTTATTCATCTGCATACCAGCCATTTCTTTTTTAGTTGTATCTTGATATACAGACTTACGTGGAGAAACTATTCCACTAAGACTAATTTTTTGTCCAGGTTTAATCCTATTAGCTTTAGCTCTACCAGCAGCATCCTTACCTCGAAACTTAGGATTAGCATCTAAAAGTTTTCCTAATGTCGTACCATATTTTTTTGCAATCTGTGAAAGTGTATCTCCAGATTTAATTGTATATGATTTATCACCACCTGACATACCAGCAAGAGTGCCAGCAGCCGCAGCAGTACCAGCAGCAACACGTACACCTTTAGCTATATTTTGATCTTTTTTAGATACACCAGCAACAGTTCCAGGTTTACGTCCAAGAACTTTACTTACTATATTTTTTTTATTACGTAATGCTGTACCAGTGCGACGACCTTTTTCACCTTGTCCTACAGCAACTCTAGCAATTTTTTCTATACGACCTGGAGATTTACCTTTAGCTTTAGGTTTAGCTGCTGCACTTAGTTGAGAACCTCTAGGAGTTGTTTCTTTTTTTGCTACTTTTACAGCCGATGTAAGTTTCTTTTGAACTTTACTCTTAGGAACAGGAGCAGCCCTACCACCTTTTGTTATAGTATGTGGTACAAGTTTTTGAGCATCTTGTTGAGTTACTCGTCCTATCTTATTACCTGCTTTTTTTACTGCACTTGCAGATGCTTTTTTAAATCCTTGATCCATAAGAAATTTAGCAACTTTAGGTGCAGCCATACGAATACCTGCTTGTCCTGCTCCTATTACTATTGGGATTAACGGTGCTGCCATAAGTGCCATAACTATTTCCTTCCTTTTTTCTTTTTCCTTGGTTTCTTTTTACTAGGTGGTTTACTAATTTGTTGTCGGATGCTTGCTCTACTAATCATAGGTAGAGTCTACAACCTGCCCACCTGTCATACGATAAGTAATCTTACCACCATATTTCTTTTTAGCATCTGGATTTTTACGGAGTATTTCAAAATCTTCTCCAGTAATTTTACCATCATTATTTACATCAAGTTTTTTTTGATTACCTTTAAGAGCTTTTTTATTTTGCTCTTCTACTCTTTTAGAAAATTCTGCATCAAGACCTACAGTTGTATCTGGACTATCTTTACTCATTAACTTGCTCCCTGTGTTATCGTGTTAGGACCGCCAGCAGGAGAAGCTGCAACAGCCATATCATCCTGTCTAGTACGCCTTGCTTGGTTACGTAAAGCCCCTACAGCAGCAGTATACTGTGCTTGCCATACAGGTAGAGTACTCCAGTCTTTATTAAACATAGTTGCTTCCATCATGCAACCATAAAAGATAGCATCATAGCAATACTCTGTAAAATAATTTGAGGTCGTTACGCTTGTTCCTGTAGCAGAAGCAAGGGCCAGTGGTTGAGATGCTGTTTGTATTTCAGCCGTAATTACTGAGACTGGTGTGGGTACAATTTTAATTGTTGAATTATTCTTACGTGTGTAATATCGTGGTGTGCCTGTAGATGCACTAACAGGCCAATAATCATTTACATATTCTACAGTGCGAGGTAGTAGATTAGTTACGCTCGTTCCGCTGCTTGTTTTAAAGTTAATGTTTCTAACAAGCCTAACACGATCATTAAGACTAATAGCACTAGCATTACCAGACGAAACAGATACAGTAGTGTACTCGTCTAGTCCAAAGTCATCTAGTTCTTTTATCAGACGAAACTCAGCCTTCTGAATAAACTTAGGAACTTGGTTAGAAAACTCAGTCCCATCATTCTCAGAAGTGTTGATAATGTCTGTTTTAAGATCGCTATAGTTAGGCATGTTAGCCTACATATAAAGTAATAGTTGGAGCCATAGCTGCTGCACCAGATGTAGAAAGACTTACAATACCATGCACAGCAACACCCATGTCGCCAATGTAAGCATCGTTAGAATCCGTAGCACCTACCCTATAACGAAGAGCATTACCTTTGGCAGTCTTATTAGTAATCTGTTTACTGCCTGAAATAGCAATGTCACCTACAATAGTAGAATAAGCATGTACAGCAATTATACGAGTGGTTGTGGGGGTAGGATTATCACTACCACCTTCAGAACCTAATGTAACAGTAGGAGTATCTACATAACGAAACCCAGTTATGATAGCTCCATCACTACTTACATTCTGTGCGACTTTTATATTAGATGCCATAATATCTCCTTTGGAAGAATGGGAGAGTAGCGTTAACTACTCCCCCACTTTCACCATTAGGTTCCAGCACTTCCGAAGAAGCCACGCCAGTCAGATACACCGAAGCTGTAACGCTCCCGTGCCTTAAAGCGCAGGTTGCCAGTATCAAAGTCTGGCTCCATCTTCGTTTGAAGCGGAGAACGGACAAACATTTTTGTACCATTAGGAACATCAGTCTTAATGAAATACGCATTAGTATCCGTAAAGCGACGATTGATAAAGTAACCTTCAGGAAGCATACCCATGCTTCGGGTTACGTTGATTGCGTTTGTATTCGGGTTAGCCGAAGCAGCACTCGTTTGAGTGTTACCAGGACTGGACAGAATACGACCAGCAATCGCCCAAGAGTCAACAGGTACGTGCAACGACACCGCACTTGCACCAATGAGAATACCACGATCATCTTCCATTTTCTGGATGCTCGTAAGTGCAGTCTCAAGAGTAGCTTCCGTCAGGTCAGCAGCCGCCAAAAGGTTAGACTGACTTCCGTCTGAAATCGTGGGGTGTGCAGCAGAGAAGAACGCCGCTCCATCACCAATGGTATCAGAGAAACCATTGTTGAATAGATTAGCAGCTTTCACTTGTTTGGTATTCGCCATCGCACGGGCAAGACCCCTAGCACGAATTTTAGCAAACGTGTCATAGAGATTGTCTTCCATTGCTTCTTCCGTTACAGCAAATGCAAGAGCAACCGTCTCGTGTGAGTAACGAGCCGTGTAGCTTTCTTGCGCTCCGTCATAACTTACAGAAGCACCTTCACCCTTAGTCGGGGCAGTACCAAATCCAGTGAAAAGTACTTCTTCTTCAAAAGCACGATCTGAATTTTCTACATCATACAGAGAAGCATGTTCGTCGTTAACTTCTCCATACTCCATTCCAAAAACAGCATTAAGCCCAGGAAGGAGTTGTTTGCTAATACTAGCTCTATTAATAGCCATAATAAATCCTCCCTATTAAGCCGTTGATGCCGTAGCCGTTACAAAACGGTCACGGTGATGGTTGAGCCATACTTCTACAATTGGATAGGCATCAGAATCTTTTTCGTCAGGATACTGAGCTTTACCAATTACACGAACAGCAGCCGAAGCTTCCGTACCAGATGCACCGTCTAGATAGTAGCTGGACTGACCTGTGGTCGTGCTGCCAGAGGAGGCAGTAGAACTAACAGTTACATTATAATTTTTAACAATAAGCAACTCAACAGCAGAAAGCGAAAGAGAAGCTTGAATGTAATACGTCTGATCTGGATCAGTGATTACAAAAAATTTAACGTCCGTGGCACTCGTCCCTCCAGGCCAATACCTGGAAAACTTCGGCTCTCCATTTTCAACATACTGGCAACCCATGAATACGCCTGATGGCTTGAGGGTCGCAGCAATGTAGGGGCTAATCGTAGCAAAGTTAGCACCTGGAAGAACAACAGGATCACCCGTGAAAATACTATTTGTAGGTGTTCCAGTTTGTCCAGTCGAAGTCAACGCAATGGTATCAGTTACAGCTTCGTTATTGTAACCTCCACCTTTTTTACGTGCGGGAATGAAACCACGAAATGCTTTAGTAGTAGACATGTTTCATCTCCTTAGTTAATAGAAGTCAGTCCTGAAAAGAGGGCTGTCTTCCTTTTGTTGTTACAGAACGACTAGAATTAGTTACAGGCATACTTGCTAAACGAGAATCAGAATTACCCATTAATTGTTGATTAACAGCATCCATCATAACATTAGCTTTGTTTTCATAGTATTTATTTCTAGCCGTTGCTTTTTTAGATGGCATTTTAGCTAGAGCAAGATCAGCCCTATTTACTGTGCCTTCATACCGTCCACCCTCTTTCACGAAAGAGGTAGTAGCCAACTCAGGTACTTCTTCAGGAGAAACAAACACCCAGCCTTCTTGCTGACGCTTGCCTACATTTGTGTAGTCATCTTGACCGTTAAAGGAGATACGTATCCAACGTAGAGTCAAACCCTGTGATGCAAAGCGTTCTTTAACATCTTCTGGAATTTCTAAAGCGTTTGGCTCTTCAAACGACCATTCTTCTTCTCGTTCTAAATTTTCTCTTTGATTACTATTACGTGATTCATTTCGTGTCATAATTCTCTCCCACGCTTATATTACGTTAGTGTACTCACCATCAGCGGTAGTTACTTTTAACTTCTCTGCGGCGTACTGTTCAAGTGGTATTCCCCATTTATTCGCAAGTCTTACATCTTCTTTAGAAAGTTTAACTTTTGAATTAGAGTTCCGAGACGAGCGTGAAGCCCCTGAAACCACTTGAGAAGGTTGAGTCGTGTTTTCCTCCACACGGACTGAAGAGTTTCCAAAAGCTTTTTCCAAGCGTCTGTCAATTTCTTCGTAAAATTCATTATCATTTGGATCATATCCTTCTGATTTAAGTTCTGCATCAAGAGCTAATGCAGCAGCAGTTTTAATTGTATCATTACCAAACCAGTCATTTTGTTCTGCCCATTCTTGGGCTTTTACATCAACAGCAGTAGTTTGAGATTGCTGTTGAACTTGTGGTTCTGGTTGTTCTTCAAGTTCTTTTTGTTGTCTTGCTGTATTTACTTTCATGCGTTGAAGCATCTTTAAATCTGCTTGTGCATTATTTAATGTTTCTTGTGCCTCTAATACTTTTTCTTTTTCACCATTTTCAAAAGCTTCAAGGTAAGCTTCTTTAGCCATCTTAATAGTTTTTTCTAATGATTGTTCATTAGCATTTAAACTATTGCTAGTAATAGAAACAACTTCTTTATCTTTCTTACTCAAGTTATTTTTAAGTTCTTCGTTCTGAGCAAGAAGAGTTTGAATAGTTTCTTCTCGTTCTTTCCTTTGACGAACTAGCTGACGTATTCTTTTCTCAGCACCTTTTGTTTCTATACCTTCTAATTCTTTAGGAGCTTCTTCTTCTTGAGGCTCTTCTTTAACTTCTTCTTTAGGTTCTTCTACTTGAACCTCTTCTACTTTTGGTTCTTCTTCTTCAAGTTCAAACTCTATTTGTTCTTGTTCTTTTGGTTTAGCAGAAACATCTACTTCTGACCAACCATCATTATCTTTATCCATTACTTTTCTCCGTTGCTAACGAGACAAACGTGTTTTACGTTATACTACTATTATACCATAAAAATGTTGATTTCCCAAATCATGCAGACCCTTTTGTTAAATTAAATGTAGGATCAAGGTCTTTAGGGTCTTCTACTCTCATAACAACTTGGTCATCAAAGAGAAGAATTAGTCGAACACCTTTATATACCATCTTGGTGCCAGTATGTTTACCGTAGCATACATAGTCTCCTACTTCACACCAAGGACCATTAGGAAACTTATCTTTCTCAGCGTATGCTAGATCACCTAGAGCAATGACTTTTCCTACCGTAGTAAGATAAGACATGTCTTCTTTAGTTGAGTCTGGAATAAATATTCCACCTTTAGTTTGACTCTTAACAGATATAGGACGAACTAGGACATGATATCCTGGTAGTTCTGGTAGTGGAGAGGGATCAGGTGCCTCTTCTATATCTGTAATCCATAAATCATTTTTAACCGCCCCACCCATAGCTACTTGTCGCATTTATTTAGTCATCCTCCATATGTAATCGTTTTTTAACGATATCTCTTAAATTATCTCTGGCCCATTCGATACCGTGAATTGAACCAACTATTTGTCTGTAATGACAGAAATCTTCTGCAATACCTGAACCAAGAGTAGCTCTTAGTCTTTCTATCTCTTGATTAAACTCTGCCCCGATTTCATCCCAGATTTCCATTACTTACTTTTTTTAGAATCCGAAACTTTCCAAGAACTTTCGTCCCACTTATTAAGTGCGCTACGAATATTACGACCACCCGTAATGTCTTGTTTGTAAGGATCACCAAAACTTTTATCAGTATCCTTTACATGAGACGGATAGCCTTTACCCTTCTGCATCATTTCTCATCTCCTTAAATTGACTGTCTGCTAGTTTAATTAAATTCTCAAGAGCAGCTTGATCCATCTCCTTGTCATCTTCCATTTGTTTTTTTAACATATCAACAAGAACTTTAACATACTCTTTCTTATCTGCTAGATCAAGTTTACCTTCTTCTATCTGAAGTTTAGTTTGTAGTTCAGCTTCTTTGATTGCTTCTTTAGATACCCTATTTTCTTCAGCCTGTTCTTCTCTAGACTTAGACTGTGCCGTGGCTTTAAGCATATCTATGATCTGTCCAGTTTCTTTCATCTCAAGTTCTTTGTTCTTTAACTCAAGCTCTGCTGCATCAGATGCTGTTTGTGATTGTATCTTTGTTTGTTCAAGCTGTACCTTTTGTTGTTCAAGAGCAACAAGCTGTTGTTCTGGTGATTGTGCTTGACCAGCAGCCATATTAGCGTTCATTACTTGCTGTGCTGCCTCTGCCAATGCCATCTCTGTAGCAGCAGGTGTAACCTGAGAAGGATCAACCTGTTGAAGCATTTGTTGTGCTACACCATTCATTTGCTCTTGATACTTCATTACAGAATGTTCTTGTACGTTAGCCTGTAAGATAGGAGCAATACGTTGCATAATAGGATTACCACCATTAGCAGGGTCTTGCATGTAGGCCATCTTTACCTGTATGTGAGCATCATGGTTCTGTCCAGCAAATGCACCAATAGGTAATCCTTTTGTTGCTGCCATTATATCAGAGACAGGATCAAGAGGTTGTGCTGTAATCTTTGGTGGAATGATGTCATCTACGTTTGGCATGTTCGTAGCATTAAGAATTGTACGATTAAGTTCTTCCATATTAAACATACCAGGAGGAGACTGTTGTGCCATCTGTAAGACCATGTTAGCCATCATCATACGGTGTGCGTTACTGGGTATATTAGGATCAGATACAGGAACAATATCTACACGACCATCAAAGTCAGACTTAAAGATACTACGACTTTCAAATGGTACATCATATGGATACTCACCTGGAAGATATTCATAGTCAATCCTAGCAAGGATTCTAAACTCATCTCGTTGTG